TCGAGGCGGCGGGTCTGGATACAGCCCTTCAGAGCTGGGTGGACGCCGCGCCGTCCGCGCTGTGGGCGTTCAATCAGGCTGCGATCACGTCGCCGGTCACCGACATCACCGGCAACGGTGCCGACCAAGTGTCGCTCACCGGAACCACCGTGGTTACCGATCCCGACCTGACGTTCGACTACACGCTCGGCGGTGGCGGCGCTACCCCGTCCGCGACGGCCGACATCCCCCTCGCGCTCGCCGTCGATCCAGTCGGCGCCGTTGCGCACTCCGCAATGGCTGACGTCCCGCTCGGGCTGGCGGTGGCCGCGACCGGCTCTGCCCCTGGCGTGGGAAGCGCGAGCGCCACGGCGGACATCCCGCTCGCGCTGGCGCTGGCCGCGACCGGCGCGACGATCCCGCAAGCGAGTGCCGACATCCCGCTCGCCGTCGCGGTGTCGCCGACCTCGGGCACGCGGCCATCGGCCACGGCGGCCATCGTACTCACCCTGGCAGCCGCGCCGACCGGCGACGTTGCGCACTCCGCAACGGCAGGCGTCGTGCTCAGCCTGGCCGTGGCCGGTGTCGGCCGCGCCGACAGAACCGTGACACCAGCATGGAGGATCGCAATTGTGAGCGCCGAGACACGTACAGTAGCCATGAGCGCCGAGTCGCGCACCGCGACGACACCCCCCGACCCCAGGAGATTCTGAGATGGCCGCGCCTGTGATGCTGTTCCGCCACGACCCCAACGCCGTGCTCGATTACTCGCGCGACTGGTCCGAGTGGCTCGCCGATGGCGAGACGATCACCACGTCGACTTGGGTCGTGCCGGTCGGGCTGACGCAGGGCGTCACGGACAACACCGGCACGCTGACCACGGTATGGCTGTCCGGCGGCACGGCGGGCATGAGCTACCGCGTCACGAACAGGGTCGTCACCACGGGTGGCCGCACCGACGAGCGCAGCTTCACGATCCTGTGCGAGGAGCGCTAGGCGCAAGGACGCCCGGCCCCGTAGCGCGGACAACGGGGCCGGGCGCACCGATCACAGTAGCAAGAACACGAACACTGCGGCGAAGATGATCAGATCTGGGTTGCGGGCAGCCCAGCGGGCGACGGACACGTCGCTCTCCTCTCATAGGCTCGGGCGCGTTCAAGCGCTCGCTTGAATGCGATGTCGGTCATGCCCATGCGTGCGGCCGCGTCCTTGCGCGACACGCCGACGCTGCGTAGGAATTGCCAGTCTTCGGCGACGTCGACCGCGCGGCGAACACTGGCCGGGTAATCGTACAGGTCGCCGGTCCGGCGCAGCAGCGAGTAGCAGGCAGCGCACAGCTTGCGTGCTCGGCGCGGGCGGCCACATCCACGCACGCACGTCGCGACGTAGGTTGCAGTCATCGGTCCTCCATGGAGTGTGAGATGGGGATGGTTCCCCCCCTCCGTGTGCAGCCCGAAGAACACGAGTGTCGCGTCGGCACGGAGCGGGGGGAGGCTTCTATTTCGGGCAGATGCAGAACCGGTGCCCGCACTTCGGGCAGCGGGGTGGTAGCTCGCCGAGTCCAAGCATGTCGCAGAGCAGGTCGGCGTCGTCGGCATGGCGCGCGAGATAGCGGCGGGCTTTGGCCTGCTCGTCCTCGGTGGCGTACACGGTCAGCTCGTTGTCGACGCCGGGGAGGCGGATCTTGGCCATGTCCATTACGCCTTGCCGCCCAGCGGAGCGCCCTGAGATTCAGCCACGGCGATCAGCATTTGCTTCGCCAGGTCGGTGGCCTGCCCTACCGTGAGCTGCATGGTGAACGTGCGGTAGTTGCCAGTGTGGCCGTCGACGCAGACCCGCTGCACGCTGGGCTCCCACCGTGTGTCCGTGGTGACCTCGGCACCCATCGACACCCAGGATGTCTCGTCGCTCATGCCGCTACTCCAATCATGATCAGCAGCGCGCCGACGAACAGCAGCGCGTAGCAGGTGGTGTGGACCCACAACGCCAGGCGGCGCGGCGGGGTGATCCGGTCGGTCATGTCGCGCACGTGGGTGCGCTTGCCGTGCGGGCGATGCCTGCCAACCGTTGGCGGCCAGGGGCTCGGGTCGGCGATGCGCGGCGGGTAGAGGTCTATGGGCAGCGGGCCCCAGTCGAGGATCGTGCGCTTGCGTGCGCTCATGGCGAATACCTCGGTGCCGTGTCTTCCTCGTGGCGTTCCACGGCCGCACACTCCGGGCAGTAGTGCTCATCGTCTTTGGCTATCAGCCACCCGTTATCTGCCGCCTGGTCAACAGCGGCAAATCGCTCCGCCCACGCGCCGTACTCGCCATCCGCCTGCGCGTCCGCCCCGCATCGGTCGCAGAACACCTGGAAGTAGGTCACCGTCTGGATCATGCCGTCCTCCCCAGAAGCCACGTGGCGTCGGAGGCATGCCGCGCGGCGTCCTCGTTGTCCTGCCTGGCGTCGCGCCTGAGCGCCTCTCTGTCGGCGCCGGACATCTGACACCGGCACCACACACGGTCGCGCCACAGGAACACCTGCGCCCACCCTGCGGTGCAACTGGGGAGCATGCACTCCCAGGGCAGGATCTGGACTCGCTTGGTCATCTCAGTACGCCTCTCCGGTGAGCGTGTCGAACAGGGTGATCATGGTGCCGTCGGGGTAGAACCTGCCGCGTTCGGTGAGCAGGGTCTGCGTGGCGAGCCCGAGACTGTCGGTGGCCTTGATGCGGTAGACGTTGCCCTTGTAGATGCCGCCGACGACGTAGCGCCACTTGCCTCGGTACCGCAGGATCTGGCCGGACTGGAAGCGGAGCATCATCGCGCGAACACCTCACCGGTCACGGTGTCAAACAGGGCGATGGTCTCAAAGATGCGGATGATTTCGAACCATCGCCGGAACGCTGCGTCAGCCTGGCCAGGATTATCGGTGGCCTGAACGCGGCATGCCGCGCTGGGGCTCGCAATGGCGACGACGTAGCGGTACGGGCCGTCGTATCTCAGTCTCGCGCCACTGGGGAATTCCAGCATCACAGCGAACCTCCGATGAAGATCTTGGCCGCGCCGGGCGTGGCGGGCTGGCGAATGAAGTGGTCTGGGCCGACATCCGGGATGTTCGGGCCGGACTCGACCAGCGGGGCCGTGTGGCCGCCGCCGTAGTACTGGTCGTAGGAGACCAGGCCGACCGCGCCGACACCGGCCACCACTGCCAGGAAGAGGGCCGCCCAGAGGCGGGTGATCCAGTCGATGCGCTTGGTCATCTCGGAGCCTTTCGGGAGTCTGTCTCTGTGTCTAGAACCAAGCATAGCATCATCCTTGTCCTTGACGCAAGAGACAAGGCTACGTCTTTCGCGGGTGGCATTGCGCCGCGTGCTCGATACGGCGAATGGCCTGGTCGGCCAGCATCTCGTCCGAGACAACGGTGAGGCGATCGGTGAGGCCATGATGCTCAAGTATGCGGTGTAGGCCGTCGATGAGCGCGGCCGCAATGCGCTGGCAGCGCGGGCAGGGGATCTCCGGAAGTGTCATCGCTGCACCAGGTCCCGCGTCCAGCGTGCCCAGTGCTGCCTGCCGTAGGCATAGTTGACGACCTTACCGGCGCGGTGACCGGTGGTCGTGGCCATGGTGACGGCCTGCCTGATCAGCCCCTCGCAGTGTTCGCAGTTCGCGTGCAGCAGCTCGGCGGTGCCGCGCTCGCCGTTCGTCTCGTTCATGGTGTTTCTCCTGGGAGTGTGAGGTTTACTGTTTCTGACGGCAACGCTAGCATGGGCCTTGACTCTGGCGCAAGAGCCAAGTAGCGTCAGCAGCAACAGACACCGACCAGGAGGACACCATGGCCGACATTCAGAAACGACTCACGGACGCGAGGGCCGCCGTGGCCCGCGCCGCCCGCGACAAGGACGGCGAGGCCGAGAGAGTTGCCCGCGCCGCGCTCGCCCGCATCAAGGCGGAGTACCACGCCGAGGAAGCCCAGCGCCACGCCACCGAGGCCGAGGGGTTCGAACGATGAGACGCCTACTCGATGCCCTCCTCGAACGACTCGGCTACACGCTGTTCGGGCACCTGGACGACGTGGACTATGACGGCGAGCTGGCCGACCTCATGGAGGCGGACCAGTGATCGACGCCTTGGTTCCGCTCGCCGTCCCCGCGGCAATCACGATCATCGCGCTAATCGTTATCTCATACTGAAAGGCCACACTCCCATGACATCTCTCAGCTTCGATGTACCCGGCGTACCTGCACCTCAAGGGTCGAAACGCTACGTCGGCAACGGCCAGATGGTCGAATCCAGCAAGGCGCTACCGAGCTGGCGTAGCGACGTGCGGGCGGCGGCCAGTGCCGCGCTCAGCACCGACACCTACACGGGACGGTATGACGCGCCGGTCATCGTGCAGATAGCCTTCCTGTTCGCCCGGCCGCGCAGTCACTACGGCACCGGCCGCAACGCGGCCACGCTCAAGGCCAGCGCGCCTGCCGTGGGACCGGTGTCCCGCAACCGCGCGGACGTCGACAAGCTGGCACGCGCGGTCCTGGACGCCATCACGGGCGTCGTCATCGCCGACGACTCCCAGGTCGTCACGCTGTCCGCCAGCAAGGGATGGGCGGACCACGACCGACCCGGTGCCTACGTCCACATCGCGGCCACCAGGGAATGGTGCGGCGAGGCTCCCGTGCTGATGGCGTGGCGATGAACCTCACCGCACGCCAAGTCACGGTGCTCAAGCTCCTGGCCGACGGGGCCAGTGTCGAGGACATGGCTCACGTCCTCTACCTCTCAGAGGAGACGATCCGCACGCACCGCAAGGCGCTGTACCGGCGGATGCGGGTCAGCAACGCGGCGCACGCCGTCGCCACCGGGTTCCGGCTCGGCATCCTGCGAGCCGACATCATCGAGTATGCGTTCGATCGGGGGAGCTATGGGCAAGCGCGATAAGCCGAAGCCGAGCAAGTGCCGCCACGTCGATGTGCACGTGCAGGTGTCCGAGCACATGGGCATCACCAAGATGCTCGTGCACACGTTCAAGCGCTGCCGTGACTGCGGTGAGACGTGGAGCGATTGGCGGGAGAAGTGATGGCGCCGCGACGCAGCAACTACCCGCAGCACGCGCCGGTCATGCGGCGCACCACATGCCGCCGGTGCGGCGTCGATGTCGACTCGGTGCTTGACCCGGATTCGGGCCTGCACTGCGTACTCGACGTCGCACCGGTTACCAACGAAGCACTGGAGCTGGCGTTCGAGTCGCGGCTCTGGATCGACAAGGGACCGCACATCGGGTGGGTGCCCGCGTGGCCGTCGCTCGGCGCACTGGCATCGACCCGCTCGGCGCCGCGCCGGACGCACCGCTGTGAGGAGTAGCCATGGGCACGGCGGGTGGACAGTGTATGTGCGGCGTGCCGATGTCCGATGTCCGCCACCGGCATCAGCGACGCAACCATGAGTGCATTCACCACAACCATGACGACTGCAAGGCCTGCCGCGCGTTCGTCGCACACGGCATCGAGCGGCTGCAGTCGTGGCTCGACAAGATAGGAGACCTCTATGACTGACCCATTCGAGGTCGCGGATCTCATCCTCCGCGACCGTTACGACCGGCCGATGATCGTCCCACCCGAGGGCGGCGACGCGGTGCCCTACACCCGGGCGTCGACGTTCTGCTCGGCGCTGACCGACAGCAGCGGGATCGCCAAGTGGAAGGCACGCCACATCGCGCTCGCCATGGGCCGCCACGAGGACCTGGCCGCCATGGCCGCCGGGGAGGAGTACGGCAGCAAGGACCTCGACGCGATCATCGAGACGGCCATCGACCGCTCCGGGTGCAACTCCAAAGCGAACTACGGCACGGCGGTGCACACGTTCACCGAGCCCGCGCAGCCTATGCATGCGCACGTGCCGAATCGTATGCAGGCGGACGTGCAGGCGTACTACGACACGCTCACGCGCACCGGCATTACGACCGTGGCTGCCGAGCGGTTCGTGGTCTGTGACGAGATCAGGGCGGCGGGGACGTTCGACCACATCTACGCGGTGCCGTCGGAGCTCTTGCCCACGACGACGTACGGCATGCCGCCTGACCACCACGTTTCCGTCGTCGGCGACGTGAAGACCGGCAAGCTGCACTTCACCGAGCACGCCGTTCAACTCGCCATCTACTCGCGCGGCAAGCTGTACGACCCGCAGACCGGCGAGCGCACCGACCTCGGCGTGTCGCACGATTGGGGCCTGCTCGTGCACGTTCCCGCCGGCGAGGGCACGGCGACGCTGTATTGGGTCGACCTCAACGCGGGGTGGGCGGCGGCGGACCTGGCTGCGCAGGTGCGAATCTGGCGAGAGCGCAAAGACCTCGCTGTTCCGCTCGACGACATCGAGGCGAGGCTGGCGGAGTCGGTCGAGGCGGCCAAGCCTGCACCGGAGCGGGGCTGCTCGCGTTGCACTCATGACGCGCACACGTGCGGCGGATGCGGCGCGCCGCTGCAGCATGGCGAGGTGGTCTGCTTCCGATGCAAGGAGGATGACGCCGATCAGAAGCTCTGCGACGCCATCGGCAAGGCCGTCTCGGAGGCCGCGCTGGAGGCACTGTGGCGCGCACGCAAGGACATCTGGACCGAGGAACACACACGCCTCGCGCGGGCCAAGCGCGAGCTGATCAAAGGAGGAGTCAAATGATTCAGCACGAAGGTGAAGATCCGGACCGCTACTACGAGCGGATCGCCGATGCCAGGGTGACATTCTGGGGCAAGCCCGACCGCCACGCCGCCACCGTCGATCGGGGAGTGGCCGGGCTGCGCGCCGAGCTGCGCGACGCGGTCAACGCGGCGGCCGGCTACATCGAGATCGAGGATAGCTATCTCGGTGACGCCGTGCTCACCGAGGACGTCGGCGTCATGGCCACCCTGCTCGACGCGCTGACGGCCGTCGCGGTGAGGCACGGGGCGCGCGATGTGTAGCTACCAGATCCCTACGCGCCAGTGGGACCGAGCACCGGAGGTGTCGCACCCGGAACCGCAGATCCACGCCAGGGTTGCGCACGAGGCTGAGATCTGCTCGGCGGCGCGCAGGGTGCGCGACCTGGCCGTCAAGCACGGATGGGATGCCGGGGTGAACTACGCACGCGGCACCAGGCCCGGCCGCCCGCCGCGCGTGGTGGATTCGATCGCGCTGCGGATCACGCGCAACCGCACGCGGATCTGGGCGGTGTGGCTCGATGGCAAGTTCGACACCGCGCAGATCTGGCGGCCATACGGCATCCCGTATCTGACGTCGATGGCCGTCGTCAAGGCGGAGATCGCATCGGAGGCTTGACATTGTAGCCAGAGACAAGGTAGCGTCAGCGCTACAACCACACACCCAGGAGGTCACCATCCCACACCACGACGGCAACACCCGCCGGACCAACCGCAGCAAGAACCGAGGTCACCGCGTGCACCGCCGCAGCAAGGCCGCACGCAAGGCAGCGGCCAGATACCCGAAACGGAGCAACTCCCATGGCGCGGAAAAACGGATCATCGTCAGCCCCGCAGGAGCCGAAGTGCCGCCGATGCGGGCGACACCAGAGCTCGTGTAGCTGCTGAGACCAGCACACACACTCCCGAAAGGAACCACCCATGAAGACATTCATCACGGCCGGTATCGCGGCCGCCGCTCTGCTTCTCACCGGCTGCGGCGGCGTGTCCGCCGCCGGGTCGACCGGTACGGGCAGCGCTCCGCAAGCCTGCCTCGACGCACTCGATCACGCGGACAGGTCGCACCGCATCACCCTCAAGGTGCTCACCGCAACCGCGGACGGATGGGGAGCGGCGAGCAGGTTCGACGCCGCGGGCATCGACGCCGCCACCGCGCGTGTCGAATCCCTCACCGGGCCGTTCGGGCGCACGATGGATAACTACCGCGCCGCTCGCGACGAGTGCCGCAACCGATAGGCGAAACGCGGGGCAACCCGCGTCCGCGTGGCAACGTCCGGCCGCGCGCTGATGAGCCCAGGACGACCGTCAACACACCAGGAGCAACACATGCCAGAAGATATCGACCCGTTCGCCGATGCCGAGTCCACACCGTCGCTCTCGTTCGCGAACGCGCCGGTCGGCACCAGCTACAAGTTCACGGTGCTGGAGCCCGCCAAGCTCGTGCAGTCTCGCGACTATGAGACCGGCGAGCCCGCCACCTGGCCGGACGGCAACCCGAAGATGAGCGCCGTGCTCGTCGTCGAGGTCGACGGCGAGAAGCGCTCGATCTGGGCGCGCAAGCCGTCGAGCATGTTCAGCGCACTCGCCAAGGCTCAGGCCGACGCAGGCGCGCGGTTCGAGGCCGGGGGTGCCGGCACGGTGACGTTCGCGTCGGAGAAGCCGCACGAGAACAAGCGGTTCAACGCGATCAAGCAGTACTCGGCGACCTATCAGCCGCCGAAGCCTGCCGACCCGTTCGAGGCGAAGCAGGACAGCGACGAGCAGATCCCGTTCTGAGCTGTCAGATAAAGAGACGAGGCCCGTATGCTCTAGGAGCACGCGGGCCTCGTCTACTCTGATATCCACACTCCCGAGTGACCTACCAGCAAGGATCATTATGACAGACACGCAGCCCGATCCACGCACCGAGTCGCTGCAGATTCCTCACATCCCCCCGGATTGCTCCGTCTACGACGCCGCGCTGCTCTATATCGAGGCCGGGCTGTTCATCCTCCCGGTCTCACCTGGCACGAAGTGGCCCGGCTCGATCGTCGGCAAGGACTGGCAGGCCAAGTCCTCGCGGAGTGTCGATCAGATCACGGCGTGGTTCGCGGGCGGGCGGGAGCTGGGCATCGCGCTGCACTGTGGGCGCTCCGGTATCGCCGTGTTCGACGTCGACAACCCGAGCAAGTCGCCGGCGACACTGTCGCGCAGTGTGAACCGTGCCAAGCCGCCGTTCCAATCGACGCGGCACGCCGAGCCCGCACGCGGCCATTACCTGTTCGCGCAACCGACCACGGGGCGTCCCGTCGGCAACTCCACGGGCAGCCTCGGCGACGATTGGGGGGACGTGCGCGGCACCAACGGCGTCATCATCGTCGCACCCTCGCGCCACGCGGACCCAGCGGGCCGCTACGCGTGGCTGCGCACCGGGCCGGTCCCCGCCATGCCGGACGCGCTGCTGGAGGCTGTGCGTGCCACTCAGCGCCATATGGAGGTGGTGGCGGCGGACGATCCGTTCCACGAGGACCGAGCCTTCACGCTCGACGAGGCCGTGGAGTACGTGCGGCCATCGCTGGAGCGGCTGGCGGGTGCGCGCGACGGCGAGATCAATAACCGGCTCAACGAGGCGGCCAAGATCATGTCGCACTTCGGGCCGGAGTTCTGGACGCGCGAGCAGGCGGAGAAACAACTGCACGCCGCGCTACGCGAGACGATCTACGACGGTCGCACCTGGCAGGCCGAGGACACTATCCGCTCGGCGTACCGTTCGGCGGCCAACGACTGGCGGGCCGTGCCGAGGCCGCGGGGGGGCGATAAAGGCATCTCCGCTGGTGACGGGGTTGACGGGGACGACGAGGGGGGCGCTGACGGGGTTGACTATTGGCTGATGCAGGAGGTTGAGAAGCAACGCAGACAGCGCGAGGCCAGGCGCATTCTCGACGCCGAAGAGCGCCCACCGTCGCCCATGCCCGAGGTGCTCAGCCTCGCCGAGCTGCTCGCGCGCCCGGAGGAGGAGACGCGGTGGCGTATCCACGGCTGGCAACCGGCCGAGGCGCGCGTCATCCTCGCCGCGCAGTACAAGGCGGGGAAGACGACCACCACGCAGAACGTCATCCGCTCGCTCATCGACGGCGATGACTTCCTGGGCCAGTACCGTGTCGAGCCGGTCACCGGCACCATCGCCGTGCTGGATTTCGAGATGTCGCAGTCTCAGCTTCGGGCGTGGCTGGCGGAGCAGACCGTGGGCGACGCCGAGCGCGTCACGGTCATCTCGCTGCGGGGCAGGGCGTCCGCGTTCAACATCCTGGACCCCGAAGTGCGGACCAAATGGGCCAAGATCCTCGCCGAGCGCAACGTCGAGTACGTCATCCTGGACTGCCTGCGCCCGGTGCTCGACTCGCTCGGGCTCAACGAGCACACCGACGCCGGGCGCTTTCTGGTGCCGTTCGACGCGCTGCTCGACGAGGCAGGCGTCTCGGAAGCCATGGTCGTGCACCACATGGGCCACAACGGGGAGCGGTCTCGTGGCGACTCGCGCATTAGGGACTGGCCCGACGTGGAGTGGCGTCTCGTCAGGGAGACCGACGAGCCGTCGAGTGACCGCTACATTTCGGCGTTCGGCCGTGACGTCGAGCAGGACGAGCAGCGGCTCGGGTACAACACCCTGAACCGCCACCTCATCGCCGCGGGCGGCACACGGCGCGACGCGTCGGCCGAGGCCGCGCTACCGGCCGTCCTCGAACTGCTGCGCGAGAAACCGGGGCTGTCCGGCGGGCAGGTCGAGAAGGAACTCAAGGACTCCGACCACGGACAGAAAGACATCCGCCGCGCACTCAAGCTGGGACTCGGCAACGGAGCGCTCCGATGCGAGAAACCGAACAAGCGAGACACCCATTACTACGCAAATCGCCCACTATGACCCCCAACCCCGTCACCCCGTCACCACCTCGTCAACGGAGTCCACACAACCCCGTCACCCCGTCTATAGGTGACGGGGTGTGGAGCGGGGTTTGAGGGGGCCTACCCCGTCAGGTCAAAAATCCCGCTCCGGGGGTGGGGGTGGCAATGGCCGGAACGGCATCCTCTTCCCGCCGATTCGCGGCGGTGCAGGTTACTATCGGTAGGGAGACCAGGACGTAAGGAGCAGGACTATGGCGCGCAACCCGAGCACCTTCTCCGACAAGTCGGAGCGCGCAGAGAAGCGCGTCCGTGCTTATGAGCTATCACTGCGGGCACACAGCTACCGCGACATAGCGCGGATCATGACCGAGGAAGGCTACAGCGGCGTCGCGTCCCCCAACACGATCGGCAACCTGATCACCGAGGAATGCGACCATCGTGTCCTACCACTGGCCGCTGAGTGGCGGCAGCGCACCATCGACCGGCTCACCATCGCGATCAATAAGCTCATGGAGCAGATAGAGGACCCCCGGCAGGCCGGGCGACTCGCCCGCAACGCCGAGGTGCTCGCCAAGACCGAGGAGCGGCTCTCCAAGATGCTCGGTGCCGACGCGCCGGTCCAGGTGGAAGCGCAGGTCACCGAGACGACGCAGGCCGACCTGGAGCTACAGGAGCTGCTGCGCGAGGCCAAGGCGCGCGCCGCGGTGCAGCTCAAGCAGGCCAACGACGCCGCCCGCAACGGCCACGTCGGCTAAGCTGACCATGCCCGCGGTGGGCCGTGTCTCTGGTCTGCGCGGGTCACCGCGGGTCCTCACGTAGGGAGATCGTCATGAGCATCGAACGCGCGCTGGTCCTCGTCATCCTCGTCATGCTGGTCGTCTTCCTGATCACCCTGGTGGCGTGATGGCCGCCGGTGACGCCCAGCGCCTGCTCCGCTACTGGAGCGACGGGCCGGGCCTCGCCCGCTGGGCAGCGGCCGGCCGCCCCTACAACACGCTCACCGCCGAACTGCACCGCGCAGGCATCCCTGCCGGGAGCGTGCCCGCGCTCGCCAGGCGCATCTACAGCGAGGTCTACGGGCATGAGCCGCAGGTGACGCTGCCCCGCCAGGGTGCCGACGAGGAAGAGACGTCGAGCGCACTGGCCGTCGCGCTCACCGCCGGGGCGTCGGCCGCCACGCTCACCTCGATCCTCGCCCGCGCTGGCGGTGTCGGCACGGCCGCGAAGCGCGTCACCGACCTGCTGAACCTCCCCGAGCTGACCAAGCCGCCCGCGGCCGTGAAGCTGCCCCGCGGTGCCGGGGCGCGCATTCAGGTGCGCGGCACGGTGGAGAATGTGCAGCGGCGTGCGGCGTACCTCGTCAAGGCAGCCAAGCGTCTCGCCCCGCCGCTGCTCGCCGGTGACCCCGATGCCATCGACGCAGCCAAAGCCGCCGAGGCGCGCCACTACGAGGCGCACCGCGCGGCGACGGCCAAGCGCGCAGAAGCAGCCCGCGCGGCCGCTGAGAAGGCTGCTGCCGCCACGCCGTCCGCCGCCGGGGAGGTCATGCTCGGCTGGCGTGCCAAGCTCGACGAGCGCACTACGGCCGACTGTCGCGCCGCCCACGGCAAGAACTTCGACGCGCTGCACCCGCCGAGCATCGGGCTGCCAGGCGCGGCGCACGTGAACTGTCGCTGTGAGGCCGTCGATGCGTTCGAGGGCGCGGGGCGGATCGACGACGCGAAGCTCGCCGCCGCCGAGGAGGGCGCGGCATGACCGACCCCTACCTCGCCGACGCGGAGACGTTCGAGTGGCGCGACTACATCGCCGGCATCCCGGAGCGGCTACTCGAATCGCCGGAGGGTCGCCGCGTGCTCACGCAGGCCGACCCGCTGCTGTTCGCCTTGATCTACTTCCGCAAGGCGCTCAGCAGCGATGAGACCGGCGGCGAGGTCAGCTTCTCCGAGTTCCACCTGGCGGCGTACCGCTGGGCGCGGAGCTGGGCGGGCGAGCAGCACGCGGCGTCGAACCGGCACGCCTGGGTCGCGCCGCGAGGCAGCGGCAAGTCGACCCTGTTCTTCAAGATCCTGCCCGCGTGGGCGCTGGCACACGGGCACCGCCGCTACATTGCCGCGTACTCGGACGCCAGCTCGCAGGCGGAGAATCACCTCGCTTCGCTGAAGCGCGAGTTCGACCACAACGCGCTGCTGCGCGTCGACTACCCGGAGCTATGCACCCCGGCCACCCGGCCGCGCACCGGCGCCGCGGTGTCCGACAATCAGTCCACCTACGTCGCCAAGTCCGGCGTGGTGTTCAGCGCCAAGGGGATGGACGCCAAGACGCTCGGCGCGAAGCAGGGGGACCGGCGGCCGGACCTGCTGCTGTTCGACGACGTCGAGCCGGACGCCAGTAACTACTCGCTGTATCTGAAAGAGAAGCGGCTCGCGACGATCCTCAACGGTGTCTTCCCCATGAACATCTACGCCGTCGTGTGCTTCGTCGGCACGGTCACCATGCACGGCTCGATCATGCACGACCTGGTGGAAGTCTCAACCAAGGGTCGAGACATTCGGTGGGTCCGTGACGCTCACGTGACCGGCCACCACTTCCAGGCGTTGATCCGCGACGAGCACGGCGAGCCGCGCAGCCTCTGGCCACAGCTCTGGCCGGTCGACTTCCTGCTCGGCATCGAACATACGCACGACTACGCGCTGAACTACGCCAACGATCCGAGCGCCGGTGACGGCGGATACTGGACCGATGACGACATCGCCTACGGCACGGTCGGCGCGACCACGCGGTGCGCCATCTTCCTCGATCCGCCGGTGAGCGTCTCCAGCTCGTCGGACTGGTGCGGGGTAGCGATCACGGCCATGCGCGCGCCAGCGTCGACACCAGGGGGCGGCACGGGGCCGTCAGTCGAGGTGCGCCACATCTCGCGGGTGAAGTTGACCGGGCACGCCCTGCGCGACCATGTGATCAAGCTGTGCAACCGCTACCCGGAGGTACGCCGCGTGGTGCTGGAGTGCAACCAGGGCGGCGACACGTGGCGCGACATCATGGCCGATCTGCCGGTGCCGCTGGAGTTGATCCACGCCTACGAGTCGAAAGAGGTTCGCGCCGCCGCCGCGCTGAACCACTACCAGGCGCACCGCGTGGTGCACACGGAGAAGTTCGTGGAGGCCGAGGCGGAGATGCGCGCGTTTCCCGCCGTCGCCCACGATGACCGTGTCGATGCGGTCACACACGGTGTGCGCTACTGGCTGGAGCCCCAACATGTGAGACGATCGTCTAAGGACTCGCGGCGGCGCGGGCCGATCACGGCGACCGTGTCGAGTTATGCGAGCTAGGGAGACCAGATGAGCGACCTGACGGCCGGGCTGTACGCGATCACCGGCGCGCTGCCCGAGTACAAGCTGGCGCGCAAGTTCTTCACCGGCGAGGCGAAAGAGCTGTTTGCCAACCCGCGCATAGCCGCGCAGCTCCGCAGTTCGGCCGACCGCTACCGCGTCAACCTCGCCAAGCGCCCCGTGCTCGCGATCCATGACCGGCTGGAGATCGCTTCGGTGTCCGTGTCGGTCGACGGCGAGGAGTCCAACGAGGCGCTCACCGAGTTGTTCATGGACAAGGTGTACCGCGCCAACGAGCAGGACATCGAGATCCCCGACGCGCTGCTCAAGGCGCTCACCTACGGTGACGCCTACCTCGTGGTCTGGCCGACCCCGGGGCAGGATCTGGACGAGGCGTCGCCGGTCGCCGACTCGGTCGACGTGTTCCTACACGCCCCGGAGGGTATGCGCGCGATCTACTCGGAGGAGAGCCCGCGGAGCATCCGCTACGTCGTGCATACCTGGCGCACCGACGATGATCGCCAGCGCGTCAACCTGCACTACGCCGATCGCACCGAGCGCTACGTGTCGGTGCGCAAGATCGAGGAGAATCACGGCGAGCCGGACTACCGCGACAACCAGTTCAAGCCGTACACCGAGGACGAGGCGGGCGACGAGCAAGGCACCGTGGCGAACCCATGGGGCCAGATCCCGGTGTTCCATCTCCGCACGGCGCGCCCCTACGGTACGCCCGAGCACATCGACGCCTACGGCCCGCAGAACATCCTCACGAAGCTGGTCGCGACGCAGCTCAGCGCGGTGGACTACTACGGGTGGCCGTTCCGGTACGCGCTGAGCAAGTCCGGCACCACCGGCGCCGACCTCTCCGATTGGGGCGACGACGAGCGCACGCCGCCCGCGAGGGGCGACAACAACATCGGGCAGCCTGGCACGCTCGCCAAGCTGCACGACACCGACGCGGTCGGCCAGCTTGAGGCATCCCCCGCGTCGAACTTCACGGAGCCGATCGCCCAGCACGTCAGCCTCATGGCGCTGGCGACCGGTACGCCCATGGATCTCGGTTCGGTGAACCAGCGCCCGTCCGGCGAGTCACAGCGCGAGGGCAAGGAGCCGCTCGTCAAGCGCGCGGAGACGCGGCAGGCGTCGTTCGGGGCCACGCTGCAAGCCGCCTACAAGTTCGCCATGAGAATCCTCGGCTTCCCCGATGTGGTGGTCACGGTGAACTGGCAATCGGCACAGCGCGTCGACAGCACCGAGGGCTGGCAGACGATCGAGATCAAGCAGCGGGCCGGGGTGCCGCGTCGTCAGACGCTGATCGAAGCGGGCTATGCGCCCGAGCAGGTCGATGAGTGGGAGGAGCCCGAGCCCGCCGCGGCGGAACCGGGCCGTGAGTTCGAGGCCGCCGAGGAACCACCGTCGCCGAACGGTGATGCAAGTGCACGTGCAACCGCATAACCTGTAGATCAAAGACCAGACCAGGAAGGCAGGTCGTGATGACCAGTCCGACAGAGCCCGACACGCAGGACGCGCCCGGCACCGCCGATGGGACGAGCGCACCGAATCCGGCCACGCTGGCGCAGGCGGCCAACCTGTTCCGCACGCAGGCCACCACCGACGACAAGGGCGACGAAGACGCGAGCACCGACGATGGTGCCGCGTCCACCGACGACATCGACCCCGACGAGAGCAAGTCGGCAGAGGAACTGCGGGCCGAGCTGGCGGCGTTGCGCAAGGCGCAACGCAAGGCCAACCGCGAGGCGGAGAAGTGGCGCAAGCAGGTCACCGGCAAGAACGGCGACAAGCCCGAGGCCAAGAGCGACAAGGCCGACGATGCCGATGGCGTGGCCGAGGATGTCCTGGCCGAGATCAAGTCGCAGACCGCGAGCGAGGTCGAGGGCAAGTACCGCCCGCTGATCATCCGGACCGCGGCAACCTCCGCGCTCACGTCGGCCGGGCTGGCGCTGCCCAGCGACGGCGACAAGCGCAAGGCGCGGCTCGACCGCGTGATGAAACTGCTCGACACCGACGACCTCACCGTGAGCGAGGACGGCACGGTGGACGGATTGGATGACGCGATCGACGACCTCAAGGACAGCTTCCCCGAGTTCTTCGCGCCGCAGGGCAAGACGGTGAAGGCGGCCAGTATCGGGGCGAGCCCGAAGTCCGGCACGCCGGAGCGGGCGAAGTCGGCGACCGAGCTACAGGCCGAGGCGTTCTTCGGCGGCGGGTCGTGAAGCACTAACCGTCTACCTAACGTGTAGACTCCGTAGACAGACAGCCACGTGTCACGTGATGGACCGATGGCCCAGAGCAATCGAGTTCATCAAGGGAGTAGATCATGGCTGTTGATGTCAACGCGTGGGTCCCCGAGGAATGGGGCGGCGCTGTCGTCACGAAGTTCACGAACACGTCGGCCGTCGACCGCGCCACCTCGCGGCACGAGCCGATGTCCACCGACGTCAAGCACGTTCCGAAGGCCGGGGACGCTGACGCGTACTTCATCCCCAAGGGCCAGGCGTACACCCTGGACGACAACGCCGGTGACGAGCTGCTGCTCAACGCTCGCAAGATCGGTGTCGCCGTGCCGCTGGCCGACGAGGACATCAAGGACGCGGCGGGCTTCGTCAACATCGTGAACGCCAAGAAGGACGCTGGCGCGTCCGGCACCGCGATCCTGTTCGACAACGCGGCACTGGCCGTCACCGGCGCGGAGAATGGCACCACGGTGCCCTACACCTCCGTCTACGCGGCGGCGACGAACAAGTCCACCGTGTCGACCGGGGCCACCGCGGCGGCCATGCGTGACGCCGTGCTGGACGCCATCGCCGTGGCCGAGGAAAGCGAGTGGTCCGACGAGTCCCTCGCGGTCATCGCCTCTCCGGCATTCCGCCCGCACTTCCGCAGCATCTCCGCCGACGGTTCCGCTGGTATCAACGTCTACGACGAGCGCGGGTCCTCGCTGGCGAGCTACCCGATCTTCTGGTCGCGGGGCGCTCGACTGTCGGCCACGGCCACTCAGTCGCCGACCGCCGGTGCCGGTCTCGCCGGTGTCGCCGGGAACGCGATCCTGGTCGTGGTGCCGCGGCGCATGCTGGTCGTGGGTGACCGCGAGCGGCTCATGTCTCAGGTCACCGACGCCTTCACCGGCCCCGGCGCCCTGAGCGACGTCGCCTACCTCAAGATGCGGACCCGCAAGGCGTTCGCCCTGGGCGACCCGGCCGCCGCGTCCGTGCTGGAGATCATCGCCTAGTAGTCCACCCGGCCTGCCCGCTACGGTGGGTAGGCCGGGTTTCACCACTACAGACCTTCATCGCACGGAGGACAGCATGGCCACGAAGGAAGAGCTACAGGCGGAACTAGAGTCGCGGGGTCTGCCGACCAGCGGCACGAAGGCGGAGCTGGAAGATCGCCTGAACGAGGACGCCAGCGAAGGCGAGGGCGCGCTTGGCGTTGCCAGCACCCCGTCCGACCAGCCGGTCAAGCTGGGCGTGCGCGACGGCCGGTTCCACTACACGTTCATCGTCGGCGAGTATGAGCAGCCCGGCACCGACCAGGACATCGCGAATCGCGTCGAGTGCGAGCGGCAGGCCGTCAACTTCGGCTGGCGTGCCACCGGCCCAGCGGCCGAGGCGTACCGGGATGAGACCCCGGGCGGCGGCGGCGACATTACCTACGCCTGCCCCGTGGTCGAGAACACCGGCGAGATGACCGCCGACCTGGAGTACAGCCCGGGCGACGGCCCCTACAACGGGCAGGAGTAACCGGCCATGGCCTGGACCACGACGGCCGAGGTGACAGAGAAGACCGGCGTCGCCGTCACCGACGCCACGGTCGCGCTCGCGCAATCGGTGATCGAGGTGTTCGCCGATGTGGACCCCGACGCCACGACGGACACCGACATCACCGCGCGTGACGCCTATCGCCTCAAGATGGCCGTCGTGTTTCAGGCTGCCTGGCAGGCCACGCAGACCGACCTGCTGGCGCGCACCGACGCGGCCAGTGTGTCGCAGGACGGCGCGTCGTTCACCTACGCCAACCCCGACGCCACGCAGCTCGCGCCGCTGGCGAAGCGCAGCCTGGACCGGCTGTCGTGGAACAAGTCGCGGATGGTCGGCACCGGCGCCGGTTCGAGGTTCGGGTCGTTGACCGAGTGGGAGCAGGCGTACCTGCGCGACGAGGCCGAGGGCGGCGCACCCTGGTATCCGGTGAGCGGGGGAATCTAGGTGTCGACGTTCATCCCGACCACGACCGTGGCGGTGTTGTCGCGCACCGCGGCCACCGACTCCTACGGCGACGAGGTGGAGTCGGATGCGGTACTGGCCGGATTCACCGACTTGCCCGCCTATATCTCCGAGATATCAGAACGCGCGTTCGACCCGACCACCGGCCGGGCGACCGTGATCGAGGGAGTGTCGATTCGGCTGCGGCCGAACGCGTTTCCGTTCGCACCGCATGACCGCGTGAGAGACAACACCACCGGAATTGTCTATCAGATCGACACCGTTAACTCGAAATACTCGCTTAACGGTTACGCAGACATTAGACTTACAGCCAAACAGGTTTCTTGATTTCTCGCGATGCCCCGTAAACGGGCAGAGAAAAACAGACGACCACCGACGTAAAGGCGTGTGGCCCATGGCAAGCGTGCGCATGAATCAGCGCGGAATCGATTCCCTGTTGGACCACGTGGATTCCCGCATCTATTCCAAAGCCATGGGCCCGATGGAGCGCGACGCCAAGCGCTACGCCCCGGTCGACACCGGGTGGCTGCGCTGGAATATCCGCGCGAAGCACAAGCGCCGCTGGAGCTACGAGCTGCGCGCCACCACCGTTGGTCGCACGGTCGGCAGCGACCAGTACGCCGTGTATGTCGAGCTGGGCACGCGGTTCACCCGCGCTCAGCCGTACCTCCGGCCCGCGGCCATGCAGGGCAGGAGCCTCGCATGACCCTTCCCCTGCACCGCCCCAACACCGAGCTGATCGCCGTGGCGTGGCTCAAGACGCTGGCCGGCGTGCCGAGCGGCAGCGTCGGCACCACGTTGCCCGCGGCCGAGGCGTTCGCGACCGACGGGTTCGTCCAGGTGGTCGGTGTCGTCGGCGGCAGCCCCGACGCCTACGTGCCGCTCCGCAACCCCGTGGTGCAGGTCGACACCTGGGCCGTCAACCCCGGATCGAAACGCCCACCGTGGGGCAAGGCCAACACGCTGATTGAGGACATCCTCGCCGCGTGCTTTACCACGCCGGACCCGATCGTGCTGCGCGATGAGTACTTCGCGGCGCGGCTGTTCGAGGTCGCGGCCACCACCGAACCGCGCCGCGTCCCCGGCGATGAGGGCGGGTTCGCCCGCTACTCGGCGGACCTGCAGTTCCACTGGATACAGATAGAGGAGTGAGGATGGCTGAGCACACCGTCCGCCTGGCGCGGACGCCGAACGAGGAAGTCACCGTGGGTGACGCCGAGTACACCGACCTGCAGCGCATGGGCTTGCTCGCCGGCGAGGAAGGCCCGCAGCGGCCCGAGTCCGGCGGCCAGTCGACCACACCTGCTGCGCCGAAGCCCAGCAGGGCAAGCAAGCCCGAAAAGGAAGAGGAGTAACCGATGGCCGTCACCACGACCAACATCATCGTCGGCCCCGCCGACCTCTACGCCGCGCCGTTCGACGACAGCGTGGTCGAGCCCGTAGACCCGAGCGAAGCACTTGACCCGGGCTGGATCGACCTGGGCGGCACCGACGACGGTGTGAGCCTCACCATCTCGCAGTCCTGGGAGTCGCACATGTGCGACCAGGTGGCCGACTACATCGCCTCGTCGCTCACCGAGCGCAACGCCAAGGTGTCGACCAACCTCGTCGAGTCCACCCTGGAAAACCTGCAGGTCGTGCTCAACGGTG